TTCGACTTCACCACACATAAATTGTTTATTAGTCATATCCATATTACGTGTTGCTTCTCTTTTCATCTTTAAACAAGTAGATAGACTATCTTGTATTCGATGTTCAATCAACTCTCCATTAATAAACAAACACAACGCAAAAACAATACCAATCATTAATGATCCCCATTTAATTTTCCAATATTAGCTCTAACGCTATCTTTTAATTTTTCTGTATCAATTCTTAATCGTTCTACATCTGTTTGTAATCTTTCAATATTAACTCTATTGTTCATCATACCATCAACACGTTCAGTTAATTTTTCTAGTCCTTCTGCTATATGTTCGAGAAGCATGAATTGTTCCTGGTCAATTGGAGTTTGCTTACTAGCTTCTAGTAAATCTTTTTCAAAGAGTTGATTTTTAGTTTCTAATCTATTAAGTCTTTCGATCACACCAAATGCAAACCATGCGCCTACAATTATGGCTGCGATCAAACCAATTAAATTCCGTAACGGAAGACCGATACTTGTGTTTTCATTTATTTTTATTGACATGATAGGCACTCATCAGAACCTGAATCTAGTTCTGCTAACGCCTCTTCTTTACAATCTTGACTACAGAATAAATCCAATTCATCTTTTGGTTCGAAATCTTTTTTACATTGATTACATTTTTTCATTTTTTCTCCTCTTTTTTGTAAATAAATTTTCTATTTTTAAAAACAAATTATCAATTCCACCTAAAAATTTATACATAAATCTGTCAAACATTATATGCCTTGTAGCCTTGGATCTTTAGATGTAATATTTTTTTCTGCTTTTGGTCTAGCAATAGAATCCATACTTCTTTTACGAAGTTGAGCAGTAGCAGATTGAGATTTTCTTTTCTCATCAATTTGTTTTTTTAAATCCCATTTAAAATTCATTTGTCCTCCTTTGGTTTTATAACCAGGTTCTAAAAATAGGGCCATTAAACACATTAATATTATTAATATGGCTGTAAACATATAGTTCATTCCTGGCTACCTCTATTTTCATAGCCAAGTATTATATGTTATTTATCTTCTATTTGGTAGAACATTTTATCAGAATCTTCTGTAACCCAACCTTTATTTTCGACATTCCATTCTGTAGTTTGAACTTTATAATCAGGTACGGTTGACTGAGTAGTGAAATTACTAATATTCCACAGAATGCGATTATTAGGCTGAATTGCAAAATTACCGTTATCAAGAGCCAGTACATGTCCACACTTATGTTCATGAGGAATTTCACTGTGTTCTGTATCCAAAATATTACTTTCTGGATGACACCAATCAATGGTAAATAAATATTCTCCATAATATTCTTTTTTATCTTTTCCAAAATATTTACAACGTTGTGATATTAAATAACCAAAATGATGAACACTAGGATAGTAACTAAAACTATTCCACAATTGAAGCGTGTCAACCGGCATATCGGGCACTTCGGTTCTGTCATACGATTTTTGGAAAAACGCGGAGATAGGCAATCTAAAAAAGATCGCGCCGTTTGGCAACATAATATTAAATAATGTTGCAGCTCCTGCCATAGATGTGAGTCCGAAGACAACACATTCTTCACTTTCTCCATGATGTTCTTTAAAATCATAAAGATACTCCTTCCTTACTTGGCAATAAATAGGTGGTATGTCTGCGTTTAATATTGCCATTAATTTATTTTACCCCAATTTTCACCTGATTCATAATCAACTTTATTTGGGACTTCTAGTTTAACAGCATTTTCCATAATCTCAATAATTTTATCAGCGTGTTCTTGAGACTCTACAGATAAATCTAACTCATCATGAATTTGTATATGAGCTACAATACCTTCTTTATATAAATCAACCATAGCTTTTTTAGTCATATCTGCTGCACTACCTTGAATTAATTTATTTAAAGCTTTGTATGTATAAGCTCTTTTAATCCCTGGTCCGTGTTCCTTGAGTGCTTCTTCTTGAGGCAACGCTTTATGCATACCAAACATATTCGGTTCCCAAAGATGAAACCTACATAATCTTCCAAGTAAAGTTCTTATCTGACCATGACTCTGTGCTCTATTAGATACTGAGTTCATCAATTGTTTAACAAAAGGAACTCTATTATGATAGATATTAAATAGTTCGTCTGCTTTTTCTTTAGTAACACCTAACTCTGCTTGTAGTTTAGTTTTACCCATACCATAAAACAAACCTAAGTTAATTGTTTTAGCTTGACTTCTAGGTATTTCTGCCATATCAGCAACTGTTTTATGAAAGTCAGTATCCATATTATCAATGTATTCATCAACAACATCATAGACAGATGGAAATTTTTCTAATGCAGCATAGTGTACAACTAATCTTGGTTCTTGTTGCGAGTAATCAAAACAACCCCACGTATGATTTTGTTCTGGTAAGAATAAAGATCTTATCATTGGTCCTAGGTCCTTGTTCCTTGCTGGAAGCTGCTGTAAATTAGGATTAGAATAACTAAATCTTCCTGTAACAGTACCACCTTGATCAGATCTAATTTGATTGATGTCAGCATGAATTCTACCTTTATGTTCATATCTAATAATTGTATCTATAAAAGTTGTGTGAGCTTTATTAATCTCTCTTGCTTGTGCAATTTTTTGTACCAGAGGATGACTATGTTCTTGTAAAAAATTTTTAGTAAAAGAAGGCGCTTGTGATTTTTCTGTTACAGAATATTCTAAACCAAGTTTATCAAATACTTTTGCAATACTTCTTGCTGCCCAGATTTGTGGTTCAATACCGGTTTCTTTTTTTACATCTAACAACAAAGCTTCTTCTTGTGTTTGTAATTGAATTTTCAGTTGTGCAGCTCTATCTGCATCAACTCTTACACCTTTAAATCTCATATCAACTAAACATGGAAATAAATCTGTTTCTAAATTAAATATAGATTCTATATCTTGTAAAAGAATTTCTGATTTAAATTTTTGCCATAACTCTAAAGTTAGCTCAGCATCTTTTTCTGCATAAGCACCTACATACATCGGTGGTAACTTCCACATATCCGCCTTTGGATCTAATCCTCTAGACTTTGCTTCTTCATTTAATGCTGCTTCATTTTTACCATGACCTAAATATTCCCATGACAATGCATTCAAACTATACGCAAATTTATTTTCATCAATCAAACTTGCTGCAATCATAGTATCTACTATTAAACCATTGATTTTTATACCTAAATTTCTAATCCAACATACGTCATACATTGCATTGTGAAATATTTTTATAGCTGGACAAGCCATAGTATCTGCAAACCATGTTAATACTTTTTTTCGATCCATGTTGCTCCCTGATCCGTGAGCAATGGGAAAATAAAATTTTCTACCTGCAACAGCTACAGCTATACCTACAACTTCACCATTACCAATAACAGATCCAGATCCTTTTGTTTTTAAATCAGGATCTCTTGTCTCTAAGTCAATTGCAATCTCATCATAGGATCTTAAGTCAGGAAATTCTTCAGGTTCAATCCATTCGGTTTGTGCTGTAAACATAGGTATCTTCATTATTTATCCTTTTTTTCTTCTTTTGGTTTTTCTTCCTTTTTCTTTTTAAATATTTCTTCCCAACGTTTTTTATACAAATCACTAGAAGGCCTTGATCGACCATCCCATTGTCTACCTTTTTCTTTTGCCATTTGTATCCTCTATCTTTTTAATTTCTAATTCACAATAATGAATTACTTTCTTTAAATCTTCTATGCCGTTTTTATTCATATAACGACAAACATATTTAATAACATTTCCTTGAAAAAAACTCAAGTCGTTCTTAGAAATGAATTCATAAGGTTGAATGTGAAAAGACTTATAGTGATTCCCGCCTATCTGTCTATCTTGTGGAAATAATTTTTCCATGTCATCTTTGTGTGTCATATTTCTCCTTTAAGTTAATGTGGCAGTAATTGGTTTAACGGGTATGATAAAAATTCTGGGAGTCGAAGAACCCGAACCAACGTCGCCTGTTAAGACGTGAAGCTGCCACTCTCCACTGAGACTTTCTTCTATCCCGATCGGTTGAAAGTTACAAAGAATAGCCATAACGCTCCTTCTTTGGTTTCAATAAGTATAAATTTTCTTTTGTACGAGTCACACCTACATACCAGACTCTATGCTCTTCATCTGATTTTGTAATATTATTTTCTATTGAATCTCTTATCTTTTTAGCATTATCTAAAACAACAATTACATTTTCACATTCACCACCTTTTGCAGCATGTATTGTTGATACTTCTATTCTAGGTTCTTGTGATAGTTTTTCTCCATTAGACAACATTGTTCTAATATATAAACAATCCTCTTGATCTGCTTTTGTAAATACATTGTACCAGAGGTCTTCCGATTGATAATTAAAATCCGATAATTTATATAATGCCTGTTTATCTGAAAAATTTGGAGAACGAGATAAGTATTCTGTTAATTCTTTTGCATCTGCTGTAGATAGCGCAGCACCTTTACATAATTGACTAAAGTTTAATACTGATTTGTATAATCTAGTGTTAAAACTTTTACCAAATCTATTTTTGAAATATAAATTATTTTGTCTTAATTGTTTTGAAATTTCATCTGAACGATATGTAGTTCTAGTTAATATTAGCCATTCACCTTTAGTTAAATCTAAATGGTCCATATTATAAATGTGTTGTACAGATCCTTCAATACCTTTTTTAGGTTCATAATCTTTTTGTTTTCTAGTAGTTATTCTTTCTAATATAACATCCGTTAAATCTTGTACTGCTGGTGGTATACGATTTGAGTAACTTAATATCTCTTCTTCAGCTGGTTCATTTAAAAATCTATTAACATCCGCTCCAGCCCAAGCGAAGATAGCTTGGTCATCATCTCCAGCTAAATAAATATCTTTTGATTTTTCTTTTAATACATCAAACATTTTCCACTGTATTGGAGATAAATCTTGAGCTTCATCTATAAATATGACATCAAACTCTTTACATTTTTCTTTCTCATCTACAAATTTTGTAATCATATCATTAAAGTCATATAAAGTTTCACCTTTAAAATAATTATAATTTAAATAAATATGACCTAAAGTTTCATAATCAACATCTTCGCTCCATTCATTTGTATTGAATTCATCTTCTACGGATATATTTTTTACTCTAGCCTTATTAATCAATTTAAAATATTCACTATTAAAATTTAAATAACCAGATTCATCACCGGCATCTGTAACTCTTAAATTTAATTCTTTACCTATCTGTTCATAATGAACTGGTTGCATTACATTTTCTTCACTCATACCTAATGTATGAAAAGCAAATGAATGTAAGGTTTGAAAATATCTTAAATCCTTTTTATCTAATTGAGGATTTCTTTCTAACATTCTATCTCTAGCTTCATTAGCTGCTTTCCTAGTAAAAGCAAAGTATCCTATTCTATTTAAATCGGTTCCTTCTTTAATATACTTATCTACATAATTTAATAATGTAGTTGTCTTACCTGTACCTGGAGGACCAAATATTTTTTTAATCATTAAAAATTACTTTCTCTTTTGTTCTCAATTACTTTTTCAGTAGGTTTCTTTTCATCTGATAAAAGTTCAGGAAATTTATCCAATGATACTTTTATGACATCAACTGGTGGATTAGAATCTGTTTGTCCTGATACTTTTGGAAATCTTTTACCTATACCAGTTTCTGCTTGAAATAATCTTTTCATTCTTTCTGCAGTTAATCCTCTATTCTCTTTCCATTCTTTATTTTTTAAACTATTAAAAAAACTTGAATACACAAAGTATGCATTATTATCTTCAATCAATACTGCACCAGTTTTAAATGATGCATGTGTTTTTGCTTTTGGTCCGTGTAAATATGTAGACAAATACTCTTCTAATAATTCATCTGGAGTAGTACCTTTTGGTGGAGGTGTTGTTAGTTTAGGTGGAAATAAATTATCTAATATATCTTGAAATTCATTTTGTTTTATTTTTGGTGGTATTGTATCAGCTGCTGCACCAATGATTGCTCTAATATTATCTAATTCAATTATTTGTTTTATATTTTTTGCTCTAACTTCTTTTGTAGTTTGTCCATCAGCTAATGTTACATTGAATGTATATTGTGGTTCAGCATAAGTTATTTTTTGTAATCCTGATAATGCTGGAAAGACTCTTTTTTTATCTGATAAATACCCGTAAGTTCTTTTTCTACATTCTGCTTTCATACATACTGGTTGTATTGGATCCTCATTACAAGTATGTCCTTTAGTTTCTCTCGCCCAAGATTTTAATTTTTGTTTTGTTTTAGTTTCTGTCCAATCAATTACACCATTTGCCCCGGGTTCAAAATATTTTCCTGGTGCTGCAATAACCATTTTTTCCCAGTCATCTGGATGTTTCTTTTTAGCAAACACCATGTAGTTATATAAAAATCTATCTCTACCATCTCTTAATTTATTTTTAGTTAGTATTGCAAGACAAGGTGGGCCATCATTAAACTCTTCTCCACCACCATTTAATAAAGACCTGGTGTGTTCTAATGTAAACTCTTCTAACTCATCTGCAGTGTAAGTATTAGCTTCTACAACTTCTATAAATTGATCAAAGGTAAATGTTGTACCATCTAAATTAAATGCAACTCTTTCTGTTTTATTATAATAAGGTAAATTAATATATTGACCCATATTCCAATTACCTTCTGCATCTTTACCTAACTCAGTTTGTTTTGGATATATTTCAATATTAGTTGGAAGTTTTAATGTAAGCAGTAATCCTTCTAAAAAATTTCTAATAGTAACTGCTCTTATTTTTTCTTTAACAAATAAATATAAATGAAGTCCACCACTTTTAGATTTAACTGGAACAATTGGTAATTTATGTTCTGCAATAATATCTAAATATTTTTTATATGGAAAATTAGAATAACTGTGTTGTTTATCATCAATATCTATAGCACCAAATTGTGCCATACCTTTATCATCACATGGTTGAATACCAATTGATTGTCTACCATTTAAATGATCTAAATAATCTTGATCTTTAATTTCTCTATGTGCCCAACCATAAATAGGTCTAGCTTTACCCGTACTTGGGTCTATGGATAAATTTTTTAAATTAGCTACACCAAAGTTTCTTTGTAATCCTGCAAATGCTTCAATAAATCTTTTTTCTTTATTCATAAACTGTCTCTAGTTTGTGTGGGCGATTGCTCGCCCACACATAAAGTAATTAAAAGTTAGATTCTTCTTTTTGAGCGGATCCATTAGATTCGCCATGTTTAACTTTCACATCACCTTTTGAAATATTTTCAGAGAAGTTTTTAGCTTGTTGATATAATGCAGCATCCTGCACTGGACCAATCTTACTAACTTCCCAACCAAACCAAGTTCCTTTGTCATTAGACATTTGAGTAGTTCTTAGTTTGTAAGTATGACTGAAAGAAGCCGGTGTAAACATACCGTTCTTACCTTTCATTTTCACACTAGCCATCATACTATTCCACTTTCTACTAATCTTTAACTGTGTTGATTTCATGGCAATCAAAGCAGTAGATGGTGATTTAGAATTGACTATTACAAAATGAGAAGCAGTCTTTTCGATATAATTACCATTTGGTAATCTATCTTTATACGAAGCATCTCTAGTTGTTTTAGACATAATATCACTAGAAGATGGATGTATAGCGACTGGAGCTCCAGAGCCTTCGCCTCTATCTTGCCATTCAATATATTCTAATTTGTAATGACAAGGAATGACTTCTACTCCTTCAACACCATCAAACAATTCTCCTGTAACAGAGTTGTAAATCATTCCAGGTTCTGCACCTTGAACATATTTACCATCTCTTTTATTTACTTCTGGAGACAATTGTCCGAGTATTTTTAAGAAGGGTAATGCTAAATCTTCTTGAGTTAGATTACCTACTCCTTGGTTTGCATCAGCTTCAAACATATTGACAGATAATGCACCAGCAGCAACTTTTTCAGTTATAGCTGTGTTTGGTTCTTGTTTCTTGTTTAGTTGTTCTTGTGGCATATTTATTACTCCTTTATGCACGGGTTATTTTGGTTTTGTTTCCTGCAAACACATTAAATAGTTCAGAGGGCATCTCTTGCCCAGATTCGAGACGCTCTCTGACTAGGGCTTTAAGTGTCATAGGTTCAACCTTTAATTTCTGGGTAGGTTGAAATCCTTGACCTTGTGCAAGGTTTGCATAAGCAATTGCCTTGTTATCCTCGTTACGACCAAAGGAAACAGTAACCTCATTTTTAATAAGATCACCCAGGCCGTTATCACGAAGCCATTGATATGCTTCTTCTTTCTTTGCTATAGAAATGGAAGCACCGTAGACGGGTTTTACTTCTACTGCTGATCCGTCTGCTAATTTCATTGTACTAATATTCATTTCAGTCATCATTGTAGGAATGACTTCACCTGAAAGAGCATCAGCTTGTTGCTTTAAATTTTTTAAATTATCTTCAGCAACTTTTATTTTATCTTCTAAATCTCTTAACTTAATTATCTGATCAGCTAAAGTTTTAGCATCATTAGTTTGAGTTATTGATTCAGTTTGATCTGCCTCAAAGTTTATACTCATAGTATTGTATCTCCTTAGTTAAAGTTATTATTTCTTTCTTAGTGCTTTTAATTATTTTAAAAGCTCTGTATTTTATATAGTAAAAATCAAAAACTTTGTCAAGATGTAAAATAAAAATAAATACAACTCCTAAAATATAACTTAAAAATTTAATGTCTTTGTCTCTTTCAAACAAATTAAAATTTTTTATGAATTGTATATCTTTCTTAGTTACTTTTATATAATTTTCTAATTCTAACTTTCTTGCTTTCATACGATACAGTCTGTTCTGTATCTCCCATCGTTCTTTATCCGTCATCTATGTTTCCTTTTTCGTATAAATTTATTTCTACTGGGTAGTATGTATGTTCTTGTCGATCCCATTTCAAGAGGTTATATTTACCTCCAGTAATATCTGCGGCAATAGAACACGCTACACCTATTATAGCTGGATCACCTGTTAATAACAAGTAATCTTTATCAGTATAATTTTTTAAAAGTTTTCTTAACTTAAAAATTAAAGGACCAGGTGACAGAATAATTTGGCTAAATTCAGGCAACAATGTGACAAGCTTGCCATATTTTTGCGCACCCATAATATTAAATTTAGGATTACCAGATCTAGTCCCAGGTAATTCTTGAATAATATAAACTGTAGATTCACTCATAATTATTTTTACTTTCGAGGTTGACAAGTAAATAGCTTTTATTATATAGATTGTCAATAGAAAGACAATAAATAAATTATGATAAATTATAAATTTAAAACTAAACCGTATGCGCATCAAATAACTGCGTTAGAAAAATCTTGGAATAAAGAAGTATTTGCATACTTTATGGAAATGGGAACTGGTAAATCTAAAGTTCTTATCGATAACATTTCTATGTTGTATGACAAAGGTAAAATTAATGGTGCATTAATTATAGCACCTAAAGGTGTTTACCAAAACTGGTATGATACAGAAATACCTGTACACATGGCAGACCATATTGAAAAAGATGTAGTGTTATGGAAAGCCATGATTAATCAAAAACAACAAACTGAACTTAATAAATTATTTAAGTCTAGTGAAAAACTTCATATTCTAGTTATGAATGTTGAAGCATTCTCTACTAAAAAAGGATTAGATTTCGCAGCTAAATTTATGAGTTGCCATAACACATTAATGGCGATTGATGAATCTACTACTATTAAAAATCCTGAGGCTAAAAGAACTAAAAATATTGTAGCACTTGGTAAGTATGCTAAATATAGACGAATATTAACTGGATCACCTGTAACTAAATCACCATTAGATTTATATAAACAATGTGAATTTTTAGATGAATACTTATTAGACTATGGTTCTTATTATGCATTTAGAACTAGATATGCAATAATGAGATCAGCTAATTTTGGTGGTAGATCCGTACAGGTAGTTGTAGGTTACAGAAATCTTGGAGAGTTATCCCAAAAGTTAGAACCATTTTCATATCGTTGTTTAAAAGAAGATTGTTTAGATTTACCTGACTATGTTTACACCAAACGAGTAATTCAATTAAGTCCTGAACAAAAGAAATTATATCAGCAAATGAAGATATTAGCATTGGCTGAGTTAGATGGAAAACAAATGACAACTCAATCTGCAATGGTTCAGTTAATGAGACTCCATCAAATTACTTGTGGTCATTTTACTTCTGATGATGGTACTATTAAAGAAATTAAAAATGAAAGACTAGATGCATTAGTAGATATACTTTCTGAAATAGAAAACAAAGCAGTTATATGGGCCCACTATAGACATGACATTTCTGCTATTATCAATGCAGTAGAAAAAAACTTTGGTGCAGATTCTTATGTAACTTATTATGGTGATACTTCAAATGAAGATAGACAAAAAGCCATTAAAGAAATTCAAGATCCAAATAGTCCTGTTAGATTTATTATTGGTACACCACAAACGGGTGGTTATGGTATTACCTTAACAGGTGCTAACACAATGATTTATTATGCTAACGGTTATGATTATGAAAAAAGAATACAATCAGAGGCTAGAATAAATCGTGCAGGTCAAACTAGAAAAATGACTTACATAGATATTATTGCAGAAGATACTGTTGATGAAAAAATTGTAAAAGCTTTGAAAAATAAAATGAACATCGCCAGTAAAATAACTGGCGATGAACTTAAAGATTGGATTTAATCAATCGATATTTTTTTAGGTTTTTTAGATTCTGGTGGATTATACTCTAACTCAACATTGAGCATACCATCTTGTAGTTTACCACCTTTACATTCAACATAATCTGCTAATTGAAATTGTCTTTTAAAAGATCTTTTAGCAATACCTTGATGAACATAATTAGAAAGATCTTCTTTTGATTTACCTTCTATGATTAGTACACCATCTTTTACTTCAACAGATACTTCATCTTTTTTATATCCTGCTAAAGCAAGTTCGATAATATACTTACCTTCGGAAGCCTTTCTTATATTGTAGTGTGGAAAACCAGAATTGATTGATGTAAGATAGTCAAATCTATCAAACATGTCTTCAAAACCGATTGCGTTATTTAGGAATGTACTTATATTTGTCATATTAACCTCCTTGTTAGACAGTTATTGTATAGGCCCTCCTAAAGCGACCTAAGGTTAATATAATTATTTATTTTAAATCTACAAGTCCTGTTTCGCGATTCAAGAACTTATATTCTATTTTACTGGTTTTAAAATCTTCCTGTATTTTCTTACATATTTTTTCTGGATCAAATTCACCACAAGAATATACATCAAACTGCATTAATGCAGGTTTAACTTCATCCCATATATGCATTGCAATATGTGAGGTTTCAATAATTGCAACAGCGGTAATACCTCTGTTACCTGGCATAGTACAATACTTTACATATGGACCCATAAATATTTTCATATTTATATCCATGATAAAATTATTTAACCAGCTCTTTAAATAATTTTCTTCTACTGGTGGATTATTTATTTCTGCTCTAACAATAAGGTGTTTATGTACCAACAAACTATTTTCCATATATAAACCTTTCTTATTTTAAGAATAAATTAAACAGACCTGTTAAAGCTAATATAGTTGTAAAAGCTCCACCAATTATCCAATATAATAATTGATCTGTTTTAGTTTCGATCTTATCTACTTTCTTATCGAGTTTGTCAATATCATCATGCATATGCTTGAGATGATTGTCCCGGATTATTATAATGTCTTTTTGTAAACCTGTTACATGACCATATAAGTCTTGTATTATTCCATCCAATGTTTCAGGTTTACGTTTTGCCATTATACTATCCCGTAATACCTTCGTATATCATCTATGGTTGCTGGACTATTTGGATCATTTTCTGATGAAATATTATCTAACATTTCTTGATCTCCTAAAATATCAGGATACATACCTCTTCTTTGATCTAACAATTTTTTCTGTTTTTCAGTTAAATCAGCTACCTGCATGACACCTTGAATTGGAGAAACACCTAAACTTTCAATACCACCATACATTGGTGTAGGTGATACTACCGGCATAGTTCTACCATAGCCTCTAACTTTATCTCTAAATTCTTCTAATGTATTAGAGCTTTTAAATTGATTAAATGTTTCAGGAATTTCTTGTCTTAAATAATTTGCCCCTCTAAAAGCTAATCCAGCTAATGGATTAATTAATCCTAATATACCACCCATTATATTACTTGGAGTAAGCATACTTTGTAGTCTATCACCAACATAAGCCAGTCCCATTAAAGGTTGACCTTGTGCATCTAAATTTCTATATCCAGAAAAGAAACCATCACCTGAGTATTTTTGTGTAGGACCAAATATAGTGTCACCTACATAATCTATTTTTTCATAGTCAGGTCCTTGATTTGCAACTATGTCTCTTTGATTTCTATTTTGTTCTGGACTACCTTTATCTTGTGGTCCACTCGTATTTCCATAACCTTTATCAGCTCTGTCTTGTGCTTTATCTGGAGCACCCATATCAGCGCCACCACCTTGAAAATTTTTTCTATATGCTTCTTTGTCAATCATAATTAACCAAATAAAAATTCCTCTTTTTCTTTAGGACTTAATTGTGTTGTTAGATTAAATCTTTGTCCTAAAGGTTGTTGAGATAATAAACTAGTATTAACTGGAGTTCCAACAATATTTCCAGGTCCTAGATTAGCTCCTGAAAGTGGTGGTAAATTAAGAGCTACATCAACTGACTGTGTTGGTCCTGGTGGTGGATTTAATGTAAAATTAATAAATTCTCTAACAGTTTC